GCTAGTGCAGATACAAGGATGGATAGGTGGTCAATGAATATGAACTTACATCCAAGTCCCTTGCACATATACCTGACTTGGCCAAGTAATCGTGATGGGTCTTGACTACCCCAGTGGTCATAGAGAACCAAGTTACCATCACCCATTACCTCATCGAATGCCTGCTTCTTCTCCTCATCAGAGACATCAGGCATGCTGGTGTGGGGTATGTTCATATGGATAGCCATCAGACATTCAGCAGTCTTCTTCACTGACTCTTCGAGTGCAATGTAACCAACCTTATGTCCGTCACGTACTAGGGTGTAGGCTAGTTCACGACATACGGATGACTTACCGATACCTGTACCGGCTGTAATAGTCACCAGCTCACCGCCACGCATACCCATCAGTGATTGATTGAAACCTTCCCAAGGGTAGGGCACTGACCAGCCACTCTCATCCTTACTGATGTGATCCCAAAGCTCATCACCTGCAACAACACCATCAGGTCTGAATGTCTTAGCCTGCCAGATAGCTTGAGTTAGTTCCTCATGCTTACCTTTCATTATGCAATCATTAGGATCTTTCTCAGGTAGGCCATGCACAATCTTACACTTACCCGGTGTCAGCAGGTGAGCACATGAGTTAGCTGCCGCCTTACCTGCTTCATCCTGATCGAAGCAAAGTACAATCTCTTGGAATGTTTCAAGCCACTCAATACTTCGAGTGATAGCTTTGCTTGCAGATGCAGCACCATTAGGTATGGATACTACTGGCCACTTGTTGCCGAACACTTGACTGACTGACAATGCATCAATCTCACCTTCGCATACAACAACACGCTTACCGTTAGTCTCCCATAGGTGTTCACCGAATAGGTTAATAGACTTGGGTTCACCTAGCCATGTGAAGTTCTTCTTAGCATTACGTAACTTCTGAGCACGAAGCACACCCTTGCTGTCATGGTAGTTCGCAACTTGGACAGCCTGTCCGTTGTACGTGCCCTGACCATACTTCCACTTCTTGCACGTCTCTAGATTAAGACCCCGCTTCGTCAGCGGGATGTAGTCAACATCAATCAATCCCATATCAGTAGTCTCCATATCATGTGTGTCACTCTGCTTGTCCCCTTGATATCCGCAACCGGGAGAAAAGCAGTACTTACTTCCATCAGAATAGACAGCTAAGTTATTCTTGCTGCCACATTTATTGCACGGCTCATGTCGTACAAACTCACCCATATTCAGTTACCTCCAATTGAATGCATGGTTCATCTCCATATTCTTTACGTGCAAGCACGCTGATTATTTGATCATCATCAAACCATAGGACTCTGTTCAGAACATCCAATGTCTTCAGGTAGTTGTCGATATCCCCACGAGGAGCGACCTTCTTTGTCTTCTTAGGACGAGGACAGAAGAAGGTCACATCCAAGTGAAGGGGACCGCTGAAAGGTAAGAGTTCTGAGAGTTCAATACCACTGAGAAACTCTGCTGACTCTGTTCTGAACTTAGTGTAGTTCTTCCCATAATACACATGGCCCCGCCTCGTCACCCGAGGGCGAGAAGCAGGGACAGGTTTAACGGGAAGAGTAAACTCAAAAGTCGCTATCGTGTTGAGGTGCTGGATCATCGGAGGCTGTGTCTTCCTTGTGTTCTGATATGAATCCATCAACCTTACCGAAACCGAATGAGTCAAAGTCTGACCCACCAAACTCTTTGAGATCAATAACCTGAACACTCTTCAGTAGGAGTGTGATACCTGCACCCAGTGCTGGACTGAACCAAGGGTTGATGTCATACCCAACCTTGATAGTGCTGCCGCTACCGATTGAAATATCATCAGGTTTAATCATGCCACCACGGCTGTCAAAGATGACTGGTCGTTGTGCCCACTTTGCACCGGGCTTACCTGCCTGTGCTTTCAGTGTAAACTTGAACTCGATCTCACCAGTAGGTGCACCATCTTCTTCAACGTGAGTGATAGACAGGGGGTGCTTCTTAACAGTCTTACCCTGCTTCTTCTGTTCAAGATCGTGGTGTTCCTCATGGATCTGCTGAATGTGTTGGAGGAACTTACCTCCTTCTTCAGCATCCAGCCTGAGCTTGGTCTCATACGTACCCTCAGGGTTGAATTTAGTTTCGGGCTTGGAGATCTTTGGCCAGACCGCCTTGCCTGCTGGTGATGCATAGTTCTTTGCCATTGTTTATTCCTTTCAGGAAAAGTAATAGTGAGCCTGTTTAACTAGCGATATATCCAAATCGCCTTGGGGTGGCGGCTCAGGTAGGTCCACCCCAGATGGTACTAAATATTTGAGTTCGTTGTAGGTATCTTCAAGGACATTCTTAGAAAATAAATTAACTGTTGCTTGACGTGCAGCTGCGGCCATGACAGGTACGTTGGGTGCATGTACCTCATAGTTGTCGTGGACCATCAGGTAATCATTCACGCCATTGTCTAATGATATGTTGATTGCCTCACCAAGTAGGCCGCCCATACCATCAAGACTATGCACCCAGTTAGGAGCCATTGAGTTGACTGACTTTCTCTTAGATGGTTCACCGTTGTCTTGACGAATACGTGTCTGTCTAATCACACCGAAGACAGTAGTCTTTATGTTCAGGTGTGATTGCTTCTCATAATGCATACGTACTGGAAGACCCAGAGGTGTGGTCCATTGAGGGATAATGTCATTGTCAATACAGACGGCAGCAACATCTTGTAGCCACTCCATGCCTTGACGTGCTGCATGTACTGACATTCCTATTGCTTCCCATATCTGTTCACCTAGCCAGTTACATGGCTTGTAAGTCTCGTCGCCAAAGGGGTTCTCTTTACCTTTCTTTAGTTCGGAATAGAACCACTCAGCAGTGTAGTTTTTACAGGAGAAAAGTTTAGAACCATATGGCTGGGTCATCGTCTGTCTCTTGACTGACTTACGATCAAGGCCGAACTTCTGCCAGCCTGATGCATACTCATGACTACTGTTCTCAATAATCTTTAGAGTGTTCTCCGCAACCTGCCGGTATAGATCATTAGGTTGTTCGCAGGGTAGGCAGTTAGTTGCTGCGGCACTAGCAGGATCACGTAGTGCTAATGCATAGAGCTGTAGTCCTTGGTTAGTTGCATCAATCCCAATAGGTAAAGTAGTCCTGAACTTAGGATTGTCATGCATCTGAGCGAACTCACCGCATGCTGCGAGGAAGAACCAAGGGTCATCAGCTTCAGTCCAGTCCATGTAGGTGAGGGGATCTCTACCAACAGATAGTAGTATCTCTTTGTTCCGTTCAGCCCATGCAATACGTTGGTCGTAGCTTAACTTGTCATGGCCATAGCTATTAGCTAGGTGAATCATCAGCCACTTCGCACCAGTCTCAGTCATCTCCATGCTGTTGGAGAAACTAAGCAGTGAGCGTGCATACGATGGACCTTGTGGCTGTAAGAAGTAGGGCTGAGGATAGGCTCTACCTCTGAAGTCTAAGGTCAGTGGGTAGTACACATCCTGATCTTTGAACTTGTCAGCTAGACTGAGTACACGCAGGGCATGCAGACGTTGTGACCTCTGCCGCTCATTGTCAAAGTGTTGCTTAGCTGCACGTCTACGCCACTCCTTACGTGACTCTTTATTCGTTTTAATATCAGCAGGTTTAGCTGGTAGTGGCTCATCCTCAGATGACACCAGTCCATCCACTGCTACACCCTTCTCCCAGCAATGCTTCATCACATCAAGAACAAAGTGATTTACTTTATATGGTGTAGACTGAACGGCATTAACTGCACGGTACACCTTCGGCATATCAGCAAGTGCAACAGTGTCTAAGTGTGTCTTATCTGTGGTTTTAATCAGTGGCCTACGTCGAGTAATATCAGTCGAGTAACCTCCGATGAACACATTAGTCCAAGCTAATGGACGCTCGATCATGGGAAGGAAGACGGGATCTAACCCTTCCATATATGAGTGAGCACCCTTGAACCAAGTGATCAGATCTTCAGTAGGATCAACCCACTGTTCAGCCTTGCCGAATTGATTCTTACGGGCAACAATATCAATCAACCCTGTTGCCTGCCGCATGAGTTCTAGGCACACAATACCTACTCGGATTCTTTCTTCAGTGTTCCACTTGGGAAGCACGATGTCATGGAATCTGAGAGTCTTGTCGATGAACTTGGCCTTGTTCTGAGTGGACTTGAACCTATCCAATACTCTATTCATCTGTGCCCAGAGGGTTGAGTACTCTTCCTTCAGCGTTCTATACTTGTACTCATCTTCAACTAAGTTACCTATATGTGCTGCTGTGCCAGTCATCTTCCTGCCACCACTGATTGCATCAAGCGTAGCTCTTGCAGTCAAGGCAGCTAGAACCTTCACAGGTATCAATTCAATATGATGTAGAGCACGATGCTTCTTACCTGCTGAGTGCTGGGCATGGTGAATCCAGTCCTTGAAGTGATCAGCCAGTAACACAATGCTGTTCTGTAATAGTCGCTGCCCTGCCGGGTGAGTTGACTCAATGTTCAACTCGGTAGCACGAGATACCTTTGAGTGGTATCTCTCTCTCCCTCGATCCAACATCTCTTGCTCAAGATCTTGTTGCCGCATCCTTGCTCCAGTCACAGTTCATGTCACATTGAGCATTATTATATGAGTAATCTAAGGGTATCCTCGGAGGATTTGTGGATTAGCAATCCGCTGCATTACCACTCTGCCATCCCTCCGAGGATATGTATTAGATTATTCAAGCTCAACTCGACGTGGTTCCTACATCCGTGTCACGCCTTGAGGCACACGGTAGCAGATCATCAATGTTCATGCAAGACTCTAACTTACTGATGTCATCTTGCAGCCTCTCAGTATTCAGGTGAGTGTACCTCTGAGTAGTAGACAGATCTTTGTGACCAGCCAACTCCTGTATACGCCTGAGATCTGAACCATTCTGACTCAACCGAGAACAGAATGTATGTCTCATTGCGTGAAGTATATCACCTTTACCCATGCCAATAGAGTTGCGTACACCATGCCACTCCTTGCAGGCAGCATCATAGTTCATGCTGAAGTACCAGTTATTAGTGTCGGCTGATGCCAACAACTTATGCACCCTGCTTGTCATAGGTATTGATCGAGCAGCATCGTTCTTAGTCTCACCTTCATGTAAGACAATCATGTTCTTATCGAGGAACACATTGTCTCGGGCCAATCCAAGAGCTTCACTGATACGCATGCCAGTATCGAAAAGGATAACAATCAACCTAAAGAACTCAGGATTATTGTTAGCCTTGCATGCTTCAAGGATCTTACGCTGCTCATCTTCTGTGTACCAACGGAACCTAGTAGGTGGTTCACCTTGTCTAGGGATGTGAGGTACAGTTGTTAGATCCTTACGTCTTGCAGAGTGATGCAGTACTACAGAAATAATACTCAGCTTTCTGTTGATAGTACCCGAGCTGTTACCCAGACGCTCAAGACTGATTACATACTGATCGAGTACATCTGTTGTTATGTCAGTAAGTAAAGTCTCATCACCTATGTCAGCACGCACCTTGTTAAGTCTGTTCTTAGTAGACCTAGCTGACTTCTGCTTGGACCATTTAAGTTGCCACACTGTGTCAGCAACATGCCCAAACATTTTACCCTGAACAGTCTCGGGTTCAGGATCAGG